CATTTTCATTGATTTCATTGTCAAGCAAATCTTGGAATGCATATTCGCTCACATCCCAAAGATGCGGTACTGCATCCAATTTTTTATGGTCAATAGGAATTACATTGTACAAAACACGGTTGCTTGGGCGTAGTGCATCTGTTTCCTCCTTCTTAGCGTTGCCGGAACGAAGTAACTTAGCACGGTATTCACAGATAGGACACTTCTTTCCAAATGTTGTGGGACACACAACTTTGTCGTTATCAGAACCAATGTTTCTGTGAATCTTAAATGGTAAGCAAAACCATTGTTCTCCTCTTTCTGCACCAGATTCTTTATCTGGATGGTTATTGGAGGAAACAATGTACGGGATGATGTCTAATTTTACCTTACCTTCTTCTTCCTTAAATAAGGAAATGCCCTTTGGTAATTTCAAGTAACCAAAATTACTGCGCCTTGCAGCTTTACGTTCGATAGCGTTTTTTATTTTACCGCTAAAACGTCCTTTCTTTTTTGCAATTTTCTTAGCCATTTTTCTTTTTATTTATATAGTTTGTGCCTACTTGATACAGAGTTAACATTACAATAGACGTAATGATAGCTACAATTCCCAAAACAGAAAGAAAATCATTCTTTTCGTGTTCCCATGCTATATACAAAGATGGACCATATAGCACTGCAACCATTAAAATAATGGTAAGATGATATAAAACCTTCTTTTTCATCGTGTCCTTTCTATTTTATTTCGTTTTATTGAGTTACCTATTTTAATTCTTGCTTCCTTTTTAGCTTTTTGCTTTTCCCTAAATTCGGAAACAACAGAACTCAAATCCCTTGGTACTTTTGGTCCGGCAAAATACTGCTGACCGTGTAATTTGACAAGGTTTTCTAAAGCACTTTTACGTTGCTCCATTGCCTTAACAGAACCGGCAGCAACCTGAGCTTCGTATTGTGCATCTACAAAGTCATTAAAAGCTTCAATGTAATCTTTGTGTGTTTGCACTTTTTCAAAAATGGCATTCTCAGTAACTTTGTCCAAGCCAAACTTATCAGGATTGGCACGAATGTCCCTGGACAAATCTGCTTTGACTTGTGCTAACTTGTCTTTTGTTTTGTTTAATTCACGTTCACAATTAGCCGCTATCTTGACCATTTGTACCATTTTTTTAGGCTGTTCCAGCCACTCAACATCAAGGGAGTCTTCATCAATACTCATCAACTCCTCATAGTCAATTTCAAAATCTAAATCCATAATACATTAAGTTTAACTATTTACAACAGAATAACAAGCATAAACCAAACCAGGGAAACCGCTATTGTAAAACGGTTCAATAAAACATTCTAAAACAACTGCTGCTGTTTGATTGTCACCACCTAACAAAACAGAAGAAGCATACGCTAGTACATGCCGTCTTACACCTTCTGGATCCTCTTCTTTTAAACCTTTTAATATTCCACGCACCTCTTTCCACTTTGCACCACGTATAAGCGCACGGCATAATGTTATGGACTGACTTTGTTCCTCCGCTGTTTTCTTGGCAATTTGCATACGTTTGTCAGGCTCCACAGCAAGAACTTTCTCTAAAGTATTAATAGCATTCCTAGGATGGCCTTGGCTGTCTAAAGCTATTTGCTCTAGAACAGGGATATCAACTTTTTCACCTTCCTTTTTTGCTATTCTACGTAATAAACCAATCATTTCAGAATCGCCTAATTTCTTAACCTCATGTATGGAACATCTTCCAACAATTGTAGGCAATAATTTATGTGGATCAGTTGTGCAAAGGAAAAAATAAACATGCTCCGGTGTATCCTCTAACAGTTTCAATAATGCATTTTGTGCATCATTTGATAACTTGTGACATTCGTCCAATATCCATGCACGAGAATCACCATTCATAGGTTTATACTGGCTTTGTTTTCTTAGTTCACGGATGGTGTCTATCCCACGAAAATCAGCGGTGTCAATTTCGGTTATGTCAGTAGGACCTGCTCCTACTAATTGGGATACAATTCTCGCAAGTGTAGTTTTGCCGCATCCAGTGGGACCAGAAAACAAATACACATGTGGTCGTTCCTTTTTTGATAACAAATTCCGTAAAGCTTCAATAGTATCGGTATTCCCAATAAAGTTATCAAAACTATTCGGTCTGTATTTTTGATATAGTGCCATTATTTTATTATATCTCTTAGTTGATTATATGGAAATGGTAATGTTTCAGACAATACAAGTATTTTGTCAGCTTCCCAACAAAACATAACAAGAAAAACAAATTCTTGAAAAGATCCACTATACTGTAATATTTTTCCCATACGTTCTGATACTTTTTGAGGATTATACAGAATATCCTTTATGGCTTCCTCTTTATCAGAGTCAGTTAAATATTCATTTTGTGTGCATTGCAAAGCAAATGCCTTACAAATATCCTTTTGTTCTTCGTTTGGTAATGTGTGGAAGGTTTCTATGTGTTTCAGCATATCGCTTTTTAAAACTTGAAAGGCTTCCTTAGAAACCAAATCCTCTTTAACTAAATTTGTCATAAATTCGTTTTACTTTATTATACGGTTGATAAATAACCACAGTCTATGAAACCCACTAATAAATTAAATACGCAAACCTTGCATCTCCGCCCAAGAACCATCCTGAGGTGTCATTTCAAATTCAACACGAAGTGGAACATTGATCCAAGACCAGTGCTCCGGTAATAATTTAGTCATAATGTTTTTAGCTAATGAAACCACATCATTGACCTCGTCTGGATGTACGTCTATTACAATAGCATCATGAATCTGTCCTATCATGCGTGTTTGCATACCATGTAATTCTAACTGTTTGTCAAGTTGAATAACGGACCATAATAAGCAATGAAAAGCACTACCTTGTACAGGATAATTTATAGCATCGTTTCTGGACAATGTAGAAGAACCAGACTTACTTGGTGCGCAACAACGGAAACCAGTGTACAAATCAACATATCCTCGTTTTTGATAGTTACTCCATTGGGTCTCTTTCCATTCTTGATAAACTGGGAAACGCTTGCCCCAAAAATGCCTTTCTATCTTTTTAATGTGCTCTATAAAATCATATATAGAGCTTATACCATTTTTAATCAAATGGTCGGATAAGTGAGTGTTTTCATCTACTAATACACCTTGTCCCCTTTTCCATTCTTCGTCTTGTAACTTGCCCCATTTTTGACCCAAGTTCAAAGCACATGGTTTGTAGTAGTCACCATAAAATTGAGGGAACACAAATCCATTTTTGGCTGCTTTTCTCAAGTAACTATGATAAGGATTATTTTTATCAAACTTCTTGAGAAAGAAAATTTGCTTTGCCATGTCCTTGTGCATATCCCTATCATGCTTTAAGTAGTCAATCATTGCAGGATCTTTATGGTAAGCAGCTGCAATACTAACTTCCAACTGGCTAAAGTCAACCTCCATTAAATGGAAACCAGGACTTGGGATAAGACAACTTCTGACTATTTTCATTATTTCCTTATCCCGTTTTGGCATATTTTGAAAATTTGGATCACTACTGCTGCTTCGGTATGTAGTGACCAAATTTAAGTTGTAATGGGGATGAATACGGCCACTATTGTTTTCTCTCATTAATGAACCTAAATATGTATCCCTTGCTTTTTTAAGTTTACGAATATCAAGCAACCAATCAACTTCTTTAATACCTAAGTGACCAAGGGCTTCCGCATTAGTAGCACCTTTGCCTGTCTTTGTAACGGACGTAGGTGTGTATCCTTTTATATTGTACAAGAAATCAGCTAATTGCAAATCGGAATATATGTTTATTTCCGTCTTTGCACTTCGTTGCCACTCTTTGTAAAAAGTGGACTTCTTTATTTTCTGTTCAAGAGTAGCTATCTGTTCTGACAATTGAACATAAAAAGTTTGGGCTTTGGCTTCGTCGAAGCCTATACCATGCCGCTCCATCTTAGCCAAAGCCAAAGTTCCCTGATGCATCAGATCATACGCTTCCCTTGTTTTAGCATTGATCTCTATCATATCTTTTTTAAGTTTTTGATTTGGCGTTGCAGTCTATTAATTTCACGTTCACGCCACTCAATAAACATCTGCTCGACTTTTTCAAGTCTATCCTTAGCGTCAAGCCGGCCCTTTTCCATGTGACAATAGTTGCCACAGTCAACTCCTAAAGCTTCAGCAATTTCCTTCTGCTTCTTTTTCATTGTTGTACGCAACAGTATCAATCGTTGACCTTGTTGCCACAACCTTAGTGTTTTTTCATCTACGTTCATTTTTTTCATAGCTAAAATGGTAAAAAGTCATATCCTATTATCCCTGTTTGAATTTGCATTAACCTATATTCCAATATACTGTCCATAGCACAGTATTCAAGTACTTTTTGTGCATTCTCTGGTATTCTAACAAAATCAAATAGACCATTTATGGAATTACTGTCCTTTGCATGTAAGTGAGGTGCTATCTCACTATCATAGTCTATTATACCAAAGTTTACATAGGACTGAAATTTCAATCCAGTAACACCAACACGGTTGTCCAAAATATGTGAAGCTATTTGTGTGTCCCATGCCCATCCTTGTACTTTGGTTTTTAGTTTCACCGCACTCCATGTATCCTCAAATTTCATGTTTTGTGCTACTTTGTATATTCCTGGATTTTTAAGGAACTGTTTAAAGTACTTTCGTTGCTCTTTGTCATTAGGCATTTCAAATACAAATACATTGTCCTCATCCACGGCAATAGAAGCACAGTAAATTTTATGTCCTTTGTTATACGGTTTAATACCAGTTGTTTCATAGTCAAAGGCACAAAGACTACTTTTGATGTTCTTCAAGACAGACAAGTCTGTTATCACGTTTATATTTGGTTGCCTAAATACTGGAAACGGTCTTAATACTGTATCTGCAATACGTTTTATGTCTTGCTCAAATACAGTTTCCGCTTCAATGTCAGCATCATATATAAAAGACGGAACTAAGGTAGGGCATATAAAAGTTTG